GATGTTGTTACCTTAAAACTTGGAGCCCTAAGTCAAAATGTTAGATATAATGTAGGAATTATATCTGCATATAATTCTATTTCACTTACAGATGTTCAAGGAACATTTGACTTAGTGAATCAGCTTTCCTGGATTGTACCTTCTGGACCAGGAGTTGGAATTGCATCAACATTTGCATCAATTTCTCCAGTTATTCCAAGCACTTTTAAAGTTGATTCCGATAAAGATGGTCTACACTTCAAAGTTAATCATAGAAATCATGGGATGCATTCAAAATCCAACAAATTGTCTATCAATAATATCTCTTCAGATATTCCTCCGGTATCTCTGAGGGAAGTCTATACCTCATCATCAACTCAACCAATGAAGGTAACTTCTGTTGGAATTTTTACAAGCTTTGAGAATGTTTCAGTATCTTCAACTAATCCAGGGTATATCTATGTAAATGGTGAAGTTATGGGATATACTGGAGTAGATGCGGGAGCAAGTCCACCAACATTGACTGGAATTACTAGAGGCGTAGATTCAACCGTATCAACTCAACACGAATTGGATTTACCGGTCTATAAGTATGAGTTATCTGGAGTATCTCTTAGAAGAATTAATAAGACTCATTCAATGAATACAACTAATGAGTTACTTAAAAATGGCATTGATGAATATTATCTAAAGATTGATACCACATCTATAGGTTCTGGTATTGTTAGAGATGGTACAGTTGCAAATGGATTCCCAATTCTTAAATTTAATAAAACTAAGCAGTGTGGAGGAAATACTGCAACTGCAACACAAAACATTCAGTATGAAGCAATTACTCCAAATATTCAATACATATCCCCAGAGGGAACGCAAATCTCAGGAAGAATAAGAACAGTTTCTGGAACAAGTGTTGACGGAACTGAAACTTCGTTTATTGATCAAGGATTTGATGAAATAAACTTAAATAGACCCAATATATTAAACTCTCCAAGACTAATCTGCTCTCAAATAAATGAGACAGCATTCTTAACAAATATACCAAACAATAAGTCTTTGGCACTAGAAGTATTCCTTCAGACAAATAATCCAAATGTATCTCCAGTTATTGATTTAGATAGATTAAATCTAATTACAACAACAAATAGAATTGATAGTCCAGTAAGTGATTTTATTTCAGATTCTAGAGTTAATCAGCCATCAGGAGATCCTCATGCGGCAGTCTATGTAAGTAAGAAAATACTTTTACAAAATCCAGCATCGTCTATAGATGTAAGATTCTCCGCACTAAAATATACAAGCAATGATATAAGAATCTTGTATAAGGTCTTTAGACCAGATTCTCCAGATAGTTCTCAACCATATGTACTATTCCCAGGATTAACTGGAATTGGTGATGGTACAAGTAATACGTTGCAGGAAGATCCAACTAGAATTATGGATTACTCCTATAAAGTTGATAATTTACAACCATTTACCGGGTTTATGATTAAAATAATCCTAGCTGGAACAAATCAGGCAACTCCACCACAACTTTCAAATCTTTCAGTAATAGCACTTGCATGAGTTTACTAAGAGTTAACGGAGAATCTCATCTATATCGTGATGAGAATTCTACTGCAATCATTAATACTGATAAAAATGAATATGCGGAGTACATTGAAGCTAGGGAAAGAAAGTTGAAGGAACTTAACGAAATTAGCGATTTGAAGAGAGAAGTATCAGAACTTAAGGGGCTGGTATATCAATTAATTGAAAAGTTATAAATATTTAAAGAAATAATGATGCTATAACTAAAAAATGTCAGTCAGAGTAGTAAATTTAGTAATTCCCCAGGGTGCAGATTTTTCAAATTCATTTATACTAGAAAATAGTAATAATACTCCGATCAACTTGACTAGTTATAGCGGCATATGTCAACTGAAAAAACATTCATCAAGCAGATCGAGTGTTGGAATTGCAGTGTCTTTTCCAAATCCAACTTTAGGTGAAGTTAAAATTTCCCTAGCATCTACAGTGTCCTCAGGTATAAAGCCTGGTAAATATGTTTATGATGTTCTACTGACTGATGGTCTGGGCATTAAAACTAGAGTTGTTGAAGGAACAGCAACAGTAACCGCAGGAGTTTCAACATCATGACTTCTGAAATCAAGGTAAGATTAGCTGATCAAAACGCAATCAAAGTTGTCGGAAGTTTAAAAAATTACACATCAATAAGTGACATTCCTGGAGTTAATGTTGCCGGTGCAATAGATCGTTCACTACTACACTACAACGCATCCACACAAAAGTGGATGGTGACAAATGAATTAGATGCTGACATAAATCCTAGAATAAAAATTAAACGAACAACAAGTTCTGCTACATCACCAACTCTTCAGTATGGTGAACTTGGAGTTTCCGTTGGAATCGGAACTGCAGGAAATACTGGGGGAAGGTTATGGATTGGAAATAATTCAGGAACTTCTGTGCAAGTTGGTGGAGAATATTATGTAAGTATTTTAGATCATGAACCGGGAACACTAACTGCAAATTCTGCAGCTATAGTAAATTCTAGTAAATATATTGACTATTGGAATGTTACTAATGATGTTGTAGTTGGAGGAGTAATTACTTCCACATCATTAATTGTAACGGGAGTTTCAACTATCGCTACAGCAGTCATTGGAAGTGTTGGAATATCTTCTAATGTAATATCAACAAAACCCGGTTCTGGTGATATTCTGTATATCGATCCAAATGCCAATGGACTTAGTAATGCTGGTACAGTAATCATTAAGGGAAATCTTCAAGTTGATGGAGAATCTTCAATTATAAATTCTACATCATTAAGTAGTAATGAGATTATACTTAATTTAGGAGATGTGACATCTATCCGAACAGTGATCGGAAATGTTTCCTCTGGATCAAGTATCTTCACCTTAGATTCGGTAGTTGGAGTTAATACTGGAGATCTTATAAGCAATATTATAGGCCTTCATCCAGAAAATGTCAATAGGACAATTACTAGTTACAGTACACTCTATAAGACGATTACAATATCTGGAATAACAACTGCAGGAATATCCTCCGGTGCCCAGATGACAATTACACACTCATATGATACGAATACTGATAGGGGTATTTCCTTTGAGTATAATGATTCAACTTCCGGAATTGGATACACTGCAAATAGAAAGGGTTTCTTTGGATATGACGATTCTAGTAAAAAGTGGACTTATATTCCAGAGGTAACAATTGTAAATGGAGTTGTTAGCGGAACTAGGGGATATATAGATATTAGGGGCATTTACTTACAATCATCTGAAGTAAATCAATATGGAATTACATATCTAGATTCTGATGGGTTTGTAAATCAAACAGTTTCCCCCGGATCTGGAATAAGTACTTCCAACTATATACTCACAACAAGTCCTGGAACAAATATTCCTACTTGGACAAATACAATCGATGGAGGAAGTTATTAATGGAACCGGAAATAGATATTAATATTTTGGTAAACCTGTTTGTTCAAAAACTTGCAGCTATTCAAAAAGAAAATACATTTTTAGAAGCAAAATACCAAACACTTCTAAAAGAATATCATGAAGTAGTTGAAGTTAAAAATGATCTTCAAACCGAGTTAACCCAGAGCTGAAGGACATGAAACCATCAAGTAGACAACAACTTATAGATTACTGCTTAAGAAAGTTAGGCTATCCTGTTCTTGAAATAAATGTAGATGATGATCAAATTGATGATGCAGTAGATGATGCTCTACAGTTCTTTCAAGAACGTCACTTTGATGGTGTTGAGAAAATGTACCTGAAGTATAAAATTACTCAGGATGTTATTGATCGGGCAAAAACAAATGCAACGACCACAAAAACTGTAGGAATAACTACATATTCATATCTAGAAAGCAATAACTATATCGAAGTTCCAGATAGTGTAATTGGTATAGAAGGAATTTTTAGATTTGATGACAGTACATTTTCTAGTGGAATGTTTAATATTGCCTATCAAATTTTTCTAAATGATGTTTATAATTTTACATCAATTGAACTTTTAAACTACAGTATGGTTAAGGAATATCTTGAGACCATTCAATTTTTAATTAGTCCTCAGAAAAAAATTAGATACACAAAGAGACAAAATAGATTATATGTTGATATGAACTGGTCAACTGTTCCTGTTGATAGTTATATAATTATCGATTGTTATAGGATTCTAGATCCATCAGATTTTTCAAAAATTTGGAATGATTCATTCCTAAAACGTTATCTTACTGCTCTCATTAAAAAGCAGTGGGGTCAAAATTTGATTAAATTTAGGGGAGTAAAACTCCCTGGCGGAATTGAATTGAATGGACGAGAAATATATGATGATGCAGTAAATGAGTTATCAGATATTAAGACTAGAATGAGTAGTGATTATGAACTACCTCCACTAGATATGGTGGGATAGATATGGCAACAAATCAATTCTTTACGCACGGAAATTCTTCAGAGCAACGTCTCATTCAAGACTTAATTAATGAGCAGTTGAAGATGTATGGTATTGATGTGTATTACATGCCGAGAGTATTTTTAAAGACAGATACTATCATTAAGGAAAATCTATTAAATAAATTCACTGACAATTTCATTATTGAAGCATATCTAAATTCCTATAGCGGATTTGGTAATGGTGGTGATATGTTGGGCAAGTTTGGTATTAGAGTTACGGATACTTTATCCCTAGTCATATCCAGAGAAAAATTTGAGGACTTCATTTCTCCAATAATGGAGGCTAATATTGATGATTATATTTTAACATCAAGGCCTAAGGAGGGAGATTTAATATACTTTCCACTTAACGATACAATTTATGAAATTAAATTTATTGAACATGAGACAGAATTTTATCAATTAGGGAAATTATATGTCTATGAATTAAGTTGTGAGCCCTTCATATTTGAAGATGAAGTCCTCGATACTGACATTGAAGATATTGATAATAACTTTGTGGAACGTGGCTACAACACAATTCTAACACTATCTGGGGTTGGTGCTACTGCCGGAGCTGCTACTACTGTAGCAAATGGAGTTGTTCAGCAAATTTACTTAGTTAATGATGGGTACAATTATACCTCAGCACCAACAGTAGCGATTTCCTCAGCACCAATTGGTGGAAAAAACGCAACAGCAGTTGCAATTATGACATCATATTCTGGAGGTGACAAATTATCAGTTGATCGCATCGTCATCACTAATCCTGGAGGTGGATATACTACGTCACCACAGATTACAATAATTGGTGGGGGTGGTTCTGGAGCAATAGCAACCGCAGGCATATCTTCGGGTGGTATTGGAGTAATTGGACTAACAACCTATGGTAGTTATTATTCAAGTCCTCCAACCATAACCATATCAGGCCCTGGGACGGGCCTGACAGCCTCTGCAGAGGCCCTGGTTGGTGCTGGAGGATCTATCACCTCAATACTAATTACAAACGCTGGAAGCGGCTATACAGCCTATCCAAACATATCCTTCTCATCGCCAGGAATAAGCACTGGAAATTATAGTTTAAATGAAGTTGTGACGGGACATCTTTCAAATACTACTGCAGTTGTGAAGGAGTGGGATTATGATACTAAGGTACTAAAGATATACAGAAGTTCTGGTAGGTTTAGACTTGGGGAAAGAGTTGTGGGTTCTGCAACCACAATTACAAATCCTGGTATTGGTAAAACTGGAGAGTACTATATAATGTCTGTTGACTACTATGGTGATGCCGAAAATGATTATGCTGAAAACAAACAAATTGAAGATGAGGCAGATCAACTTTTAGATTTTTCAGAAAAAAATCCCTTTGGTGATTACTAATGCTAGGAACTTACTACTATCACGGAATTATAAGAAAAATTGTAGTGGGATTTGGAACCCTGTTCAATAATATTGAGATTGTTCATACAGATGCTAGTGGCAATCAAGCCTCAAAATTGAAGGTGCCTATTGCTTATGGTCCAATTCAAAAGTTTTTAGCAAGAATACAGCAACAACCAGATCTAACCAAAAAGGGTAACATGTCATTACCCAGACTATCTTTTGAATTTATTGGATTGGATTATGATCCAAGTAGAAAGGCAAATATTACTCAAACGTTTAAGGCTGTTGGAGATGATAATAAGGTTAGACGAGTCTTTATGCCAGTACCTTATAATTTAAAATTTGAATTAAATCTTATGACAAAGCTGAACGAAGATTCTCTTCAGGTTATGGAGCAGATACTTCCGTTTTTCCAACCAGCACTTAATATTACTATTGATTTAGTAGAATCTATTGGAGAAAAAAAAGATATACCAATAGTTTTGGATGGAGTATCTTTTTCAGATAACTATGATAAGACAAATTTTGATGAGACTAGAATAATTATACATACATTCACATTCACTGTAAAGGCACACCTATTTGGCCCAGTTGTTTCTAGCACTGATGACCTAATTAAGAAAGTACAAATTGATTACTATACTTCAACTGATACGGTAAATGCTAAGAGAGAACTTAGATATGTGGCAACTCCAAAGGCACTTAAGGATTACAATGATGATGGATTAATTAATGCCGGAGATGATCCATTGATTGTTCCCGGAGATGATTTTGGATTTAATGAAGAAATACTAGATTTTGTAGACTTTAAAGAATATAGTCCTTCCCAACAGCAGGACGTGTAGAGGATATAAACATGGAAACATTTAATAAAATTGATGAGGTTTTAAATATAAAAACCGAAATAGTTGAAGCTGAAATTGAAGTCAAGCGGGATGATGTAGAGGCATTAGAAGATCCTAGTACAGACTATGAATATACTAGAACTCAGTTGTATTCCCTGATAGAAAAGGGACAAACTGCGGTTAATGGTATTTTAGATGTTGCTTCTGGAACAGATCATCCAAGGGCATATGAAGTTGCTGGTCAACTTATAAAAAATGTTGCTGATATAACTGATAAGTTAATTGACCTTCAGAAAAAGATGAAAGATCTTGATACAAAATATCGTGGTCCGACTACAGTTAATAATTCACTATTTGTTGGTTCAACTGCTGAGTTGTCTAAATTAATTAAACAAGGTCTTCTAAATAATAAAGAAGAAAAATTATAAGATGCAATTAAAACCTCATAAGTCTATAGAAAAGATTGCTAAGAAGCATAGAGTTGATATCTCAGTAATTAGGGATCAACTCAAGCTTGGTTCAAAACTTGAACATGAGCATACAAAAGATATGGAAATTGCGGTTGATATTGCACTTCAACATTTGGATGAAATCCCAGACTACTATACTCGTTTAATAAAAATGGAAAAGCAAGCAAAAAAATCAATGTCCGAAGATAAGGATCCTTGCTGGAAAAATTATACTCAAGTTGGTATGAAGACTAAAGGTGGACGTAAGGTTCCTAATTGCGTTCCAGCTAAAGGAGTTCCAAAGGCAAGTGGTTATAAAAAAGTTTCAGAACAAGTACGACCAATTGAAACTCAGCAGGGTAAATTTGATAGGATGGTTGGTTCTGCAAGCCTTCTTTCACCAAAAACTAAAATTATAATGCTTCAGCAAGCTGCAAAGAATCACCCGTCAAAGGTTAAATCGGTGGATGAAAATCACATCGCAATTTCCAAGGGAAAGGAGCTTGATGATGAGGGAGCGATGATTAAGAGTGAGCTTGAAACTATTGAGAGAGCAATTAAGTTAATGCGATCCATCGTCAAGAAGGATAACGCACAAGTTCCAGCCTGGGTTCAGTCTAAGGTAACTAAAGCTGCAGATTATATTGACACCGCTGCAGACTATATGGCGGGAAACGATGAAGAATCTGTAGATGAGTCATTTAAAGTAATTCAATCTTCCGGTCAACTATATCATATTATTGTAAATTTTATGAGTAAAAATTACAGCATTAAAATTTACTTCCCAATGCAAAATAGACCATCTCAACAGGATGTAAATGATGCTGTTCAAAAAATATATCCTGGTGGTAAAACTCTGGCATACTACCCATGTGTTATGAGTTCTAATTCAAATTATTTGGTAGCTAAAGAAAATATTAGTTTTGATATACCAAAGGGAACTGGTGCTCTAGGTAAACGGTCCGGTGAGCAATTACTAAGACTTAAAGATAGTGGTCTGAATAATAATCAATTAAATCGGGAATTAGAAATTCGTGGAATTAAGCCAAGAGGTGTTGAACTTCCCCTAGCAAGTAGAGGAAAGGGTGGAAGTCCCTATGAACCATATACTGGCCCAGAAAAGAAAGGGCCATATGTTCCAGCTCCACAAAAGCCTTCGAAGATGCAACTTGCTCACAATCAGATTGAAGGAGATCTAGTAGAATCTGACAATCATGCACTTGCAGCAAGATCAGTTGAAATTGAAACTGAGATGAGGAAGCGTTCAAAAAATTATTTGATAAATATTGGTATGATAGGAGAAGACAAATCTCCAGCTTGGCAGAGAAAGGCTGGTAAAAACCCAGAAGGTGGTTTAAACGACGAAGGTATTCGTTCGTATAGAGCGCAACACCCAGGATCAAAGCTTCAAAAGGCAGTTACAACCAAGCCATCCAAACTTAAGAAGGGGTCCACAGCAGCAAAACGAAGAAACTCCTTTTGTGATCGTATGTCTGGAATGAAGGAGAAACTTACTTCTGCTAAAACTGCAAGGGATCCAAATAGTAGAATCAATAAATCTTTGAGAAAATGGAACTGTTAATCCCATATGTCCGATAACATTTATCTTGGAAATCCTAATTTAAAAAAGGCAAATACGCCTATTGAATTTACCCAAGAGCAAATTTTTGAATTTATTGAATGTAAAAAAGATCCGGTATATTTTGCAAAAAATTATGTACAGATTGTAAACGTTGATCATGGTTTAATACCATTTAAGATGTATAAGTTTCAAGAGAAACTTATTGAAAATTTTCATAATCATCGATTTAATATATGCAAAATGCCCAGACAAACGGGCAAATCTACAACTTGCGTTTCATACTTACTACATTACGCCGTATTCAACGATAATGTTAATATCGGCATCCTTGCAAACAAAGCATCAACTGCACGAGAATTATTAGAAAGGCTTCAGACAGCATACGAGAACCTTCCTAAATGGATGCAGCAAGGAATTATATCATGGAACAAAGGTAGTTTAATGCTGGAAAATGGATCAAAAATTATCGCAGCTTCAACTTCTGCTTCAGCAGTACGAGGAATGTCCTTTAATATTATCTTTCTTGACGAGTTTGCATTTATCCCAAATCATATTGCAGATCAATTCTTCTCTTCTGTATATCCAACCATTTCTTCAGGAAAATCAACTAAAGTAATTATTGTTTCTACCCCAAAGGGTATGAATCACTTCTATCGTCTCTGGCATGACGCAGAACGTAAGAAGAACGAATATATCCCCACAGAGGTTCATTGGTCAGAAGTACCTGGCAGAGATGAGGCATGGAAGGCTCAGACAATTTCAAACACTTCAGCTCAACAATTTGCTCAAGAATTTGAATGCGAATTTTTGGGATCTGTTGACACACTCATTGCAGCATCAAAACTTAGATCTTTAGTATATGACGACCCAATAAAATCCAATAAGGGATTGGACATTTATGAAGATCCCATTGAAGACCATAACTATATCATGACAGTAGATGTTGCTAGAGGAATTGAACACGATTATTCAGCATTTATCGTATTTGATATTACAACATTTCCATATAAAATTGTAGCAAAATATAGAAATAATGAGATTAAGCCAATGCTACTTCCATCAATTGTTGAGCAAGTAGCTACTGCATATAATAAATCATTTGTACTAGTTGAAATCAATGATATTGGAGATCAGGTTGCAGGTATTTTACACTTTGACTTAGAATATGACAATCTCTTAATGTGTGCTATGAGAGGTAGGGCTGGTCAATTGGTTGGTCAAGGATTTTCCGGAACCAAATCTCAGCTTGGCCTTAAGATGTCAAAGACTGTTAAAAAAATTGGGTGTTCAAATCTTAAAACTCTTGTAGAGGATGATAAGTTAATTTTTTCAGACTACGATCTTATCAGTGAACTCACAACATTCATTCAAAAAAATCACTCATTTGAGGCTGAAGAGGGTTGTAATGATGACCTTGCTATGTGCCTTGTCATATTCTCATGGTTAGTTATACAACCATACTTTAAAGAAATGACGGACAATGATGTTCGTAAAAGAATATATGAAGAACAAAGAAATCAAATTGAACAGGATATGTCACCATTTGGGTTTATTGTGGATGGACTTGAAGGTGAAAATGTAATGATAGATGATAATACTGGAGATCGTTGGTTGGTAGTAGAAGGTGCTACACAAAATGCATATACTGAAAAATGGAATGTTGACGAATACGGTGATAGAGCATATATGTGGGATTATCGTTAAAACCCAAGGAATGTATAAATATTTGATAGGATAAATGAAGATTTTAGAGGAATTAAAATGGCTTTAGGGTTAGTTTCACCTGGCGTCAAAGTTAGAGAAGTCGATTTAACCAATGGTAGAGTCGGTTCATCGTCTCAAGTGGTTGGAGCAGTTGCTGGTCCATTTGCAAGAGGTCCCGTAGAAGAGCCAGTTCTAATTGAGAATGAGCAACAATTAATTGGCATTTTTGGCAAACCTGAGTTAAATAGTAATCAGTATGAATACTGGTATACTGCATCAAACTATCTCACTTATGGTGGAACCCTAAGAGTTGTAAGATGTGATGGTACTAATTTGGGGAATGCGAACTCCCCAGTAGGTGCTGCATCATCACTAACCTCGGTAAAAATTAAAAATTATGATGATTACATATCCCAATCATCTTCCTCTTGGCATTGGGCAGCTAAAACTCCAGGAACTTGGGCAAATGATGTCAAGGTCTGTGTTATCGACAATTTTGCCGATCAAACTCTAAGCGGAGTTGCTACTGGCATTACAACAAGCATCACTCAAGTATCTCTAGGAACAACCACCGTAACACTGGATGTTGTAGGTGATACTAATTTAGGAGTTACTACTGCAGGTTTCTTAGTTGGTGATGTAATTAGTGGCACATATATTCTGGCAAATACTACAATTTTAGGAATTGGAAACAGTTCAATTACAATTTCTCAAGGAACAGTTAATACTGGTATTGCAACAACAAGCGTTTTAGCATCATTTACCAGACCAACTCTAGTATCAACAACTAATGTTATTGTTGGAACAGCAGTAACACAATCAATTAGTGGTGGTATTGCAGGTATCGGCACCACTTCGGGCCTAAACGGATATCTGAAGGGAATTGTAACTGGAGTTGGGGTTAGTGAAATTTATGTAAAAGTTCTCAGTCAAGTAAGTTCAACAGGAATTGAAACTTCAGCAAAGTATAGCTTATATTCTTTTACAGCATCTTCAGCAATTTCAATTGGAAATACTACAGCATCAAATGGAATTGGGGCACCAAATTCTCTCACATATCAAGCAAATGTACATCGGGTAACCGATTGGTATAATTCACAAACTCTCGGATTAAATAACTCGATTGTTTATTGGAATTCTATTGCTCCTAAGCCTGGAACTTCTGCATATGCATCTGCTAGAAGTTCTTCTAACGATGAGATGCACATTGTCGTTGTAGATGATTCTGGGTCAGTGAGTGGAATTAGTGGAAATATTTTAGAGAAGTGGATTGGACTCTCAAAGGCTACGGATGCACAACTTTCCCCACAGGAGAAAGTATACTATAGAGATTATCTGGCGTCAACTTCAAACTATATCTATGGTGGTGCGGATCCAAACAACCTCACTGCAGTTGGATATGCAGGAACTGGAGGAAAAAACTGGAATCAACTAGCTCAAGGAGTTGATTTTAATGTATGTGGAAAAAGAACCTACAGTCTACTTGGAGGAAACTCCTATGGTGGTAGAAGTTCTTCAGGATATATTACTCCAGAATATAATCCAGAACTTGGTGATGTTATAAATTCATATAAAATTTTCACCAATAGAAGAGAATTTGATATAAATTTCCTGATGATGGGTTCGGGTTATGACGATAAGCTCACAACTCAGGCAAAGGCAAACGAGCTGATCGCAATTGCATCAAACCGTAAGGATTGTATTGCAGTAATTTCACCACACAGATCGTCAGTTGTAAATATCACAAACACAACTACTCAGACAAATAACATAATTGGGTTCTTTGATGGCCTATCTTCATCATCTTATGCTGTATTTGATAGTGGTTACAAGTACATGTTTGATAGGTTCAACAATAAGTTTGTCTATGTACCTATGAATGGAGATATTGCTGGTTGTATGTGTAGAACCACCTTAAATGATTTCCCATGGTTCTCTCCTGCAGGTTCAAAGCGTGGTGTTATTAATGGTGCGGTTAAGCTTGCATATAACCCATCGCAAGCACAGAGAGATGAGCTATACATCAGAAGAATTAATCCCGTAATATATTCGCCAGGATCTGGAATTATCCTATTTGGAGATAAGACAGGATTGGCACAAGCTTCGGCCTTCGACAGAATTAATGTTAGAAGATTGTTTATTTCTCTTGAATCAAGTATTGAAGCTGCAGCTAGAGATCAACTATTTGAATTTAATGATTCAATTACAAGATCTAATTTTGTAAATATTGTTGAACCATATCTTCGTGATGTCCAAGCTAAGCGTGGAATTACTGACTTTATCGTAATTTGTGATGAGACCAATAACACACCAGATGTTATTGATTCTAATGAATTTAGGGCTGATATTTTTGTTAAGCCTGCTCGCAGCATTAACTTCATTGGTCTAACATTTGTTGCCACAAGAACAGGTGTTTCCTTTGAAGAAGTTGTTGGAAGAGTTTAATTAATATTATAAACATACTACTGGAGAAAACTAATGGCATCCTATCAACAAATTCCTAATTCTGGCAGTGAGGGAAGATTTTTAGATAATTTTAAGGGTAGATTATCTGGTGGCGGTGCTCGTCCCAATTTATTTGAAGTTGAAATTAAATTTCCAAGAATTGCGCTTCCAAATGGAGTTTCAGACTCCCAGCTAACAGATAAGATTAAGTTCTTGGTAAAGGCTTCATCAATTCCAGCTTCAAATATTTCACCAATTCCAGTTCCATTTAGAGGTCGTACTCTTCAGATTGCTGGAGATAGAACTTTTGATCCTTGGCAAGTCACGGTCATTAATGATGCAGATTTTGCAGTTCGTAGTTCCTTTGAAAGGTGGATGAATTATATTAATAAGCACTCCGACAATTCCGGTACTACTGATCCAGCTAACTATCAAACTGATGCTTGGGTATACCAACTTGGTAGAGCACAAACCCAAACTGCAATTACTAGTGCTGATAACATTCCAGTTATCAGAGCATATCACATGTATGGAATTTTCCCAACCAATGTTGGCGGAATTTCACTAGCATATGATGCAAACAATCAAATTGAAGAATTTACTGTAGACCTACAGATGCAGTGGTGGGAATCCTACGATTCAAATAAAGCCATTGATGTTAAGTGATAAATAGGTAAAAGTCACTTCAAAACATAATGGCAGGATTGTTTGGTTACTCGTTTGATGATAACATAAAAAAACCTAAGAAGCAGGTATCCCCCGTCCCCCCAAATAACGAGGATGGGGTCGATTACTATATTTCTTCAGGTTTTTATGGTCAATATGTAGACATTGAAGGTGTTTATAAGACCGAGTATGATTTAATTAAGAGATATCGAGAGATGTCACTACACCCAGAAGCTGATAAGGCTATTGAAGATGTAGTAAATGAAGCTATTGTTTCTGACTTAAATGATTCTCCTGTAGAAATTGAGTTATCTAATTTAGATGTTGATGATAACATCAAAACAATTATTAGACAGGAATTTAAATATATTAAAGAACTCATGGACTTTGATAAGAAGGCCCATGAAATTTTTAGAAACTGGTATGTTGATGGGAGAGTATATTACCATAAGGTAATTGATCTAGATAATCCTCAAAATGGAATTAAAGAAATTCGCTATATTGACTCACTTAAAATTAAGTATGTTAGAGAACTGAAGAAGAAGGATAATCGTAATATTATCGATATTCAAAATATCAATGTTATCAGTAGAGAAATTGGAGTAGAAAAATTAGATTTTCCTGAGATTGAGGAATATTTTGTATATACTCCAAAGAGTCAGGGATATAGTACTGGTGCAAGTGGTTATGGTAAGGGAGTTAAACTTGCCAAGGATTCTGTAACATTCATCACCTCAGGTCTTGTAGATAGAAATAAGCAGACAATTTTATCATATCTTCATAAGGCAATTAAGGCCCTCAATCAACTTCGTATGATTGAAGACTCTCTAGTAATTTATAGACTGTCTCGGGCACCTGAACGCAGAATATTCTATATCGATGTCGGCAATCTACCTAAGGTAAAGGCTGAGCAATATCTTCGTGAAGTTATGTCACGATATAGGAATAAGTTAGTCTATGATGCGTCAACCGGAGAAGTTAGGGACGATAAGAAATTTACAAGCATGATGGAAGACTTCTGGCTACCTCGCAGAGAAGGTGGTCGTGGTACTGAAATCACCACTCTTCCTGGGGGTCAAAATCTTGGTGAGCTTGCAGATATTGAGTACTTTCAAAAGAAACTCTATCGTGCTTTAGGTATTCCAGAGTCTAGAATTGCTGCTGATGGTGGTTTCAATCTGGGAAGATCTTCAGAAATTCTTAGAGATGAGATTATGTTCTCTAGATTTGTAGGAAGACTTAGAAAAAGATTTAGTAATATCTTCCATGATATGCTAAAAACACAACTAATTCTTAAAAATATTATCACTCCTGAAGATTGGGAGTATATGAGTGATCACATTCAATACGATTATGTGTATGATAATCACTTTGCAGAACTTAAGGAAACTGAACTACTGAATGAAAGATTATCTTTACTTCAACAAATTGAACCATATATTGGAAAATACTACTCAACAACTTATGTTAGAAAACATATTTTGAGACAGACTGAGGATGATATTCTAGAAAATGATTATCAAATGAATTATGAGCGAGAGGTTGGCATTATTCCTCCACCAGTACCACCGACAGATCCGGAAACTGGTATGCCTACAGATTATGTTCATAAGACTGGTCAGGACTTAATCAAAAAAACTCAACGTCAAAATACTAGGGATCTAGAAATAGGTCTAGGTAAAACTACAAAGGATCCAACTATTAAAAAGACTGGAACCGAAGCTCCTAAGGGGCAAGAGGCCGATGGTGTGAAAATGCCCAAGGGCGGTAAGTTATAAATAAAGTAGATTTATAGGAATTTTTATGGATACTAATGATTTTGTAGGAATGGTTATGTCAGATGCATCAGCATCAGACATGGAAGATGCTATTAAACAGTTACTGTATAACAAATCTACAGATATAATTGATGACATTCGTCCAATAATTGCAGCTCAACTCTTTGATCCAACATTAGAAACAGATGAAGAATGATTTTGATATAATTATTGATGAATCATTCTATTCAAGTTTAAATACCGCTTTTATTACTAAAAGTAAAAAGAAAAAAAATAAAGTAATAGAACAGATTCAATCCAAAGTATCATTAGATGGTATTTTGGATGAATCTTTTTATAAATGTTTAACACCAAATGTAAAAAAAAATAAATCTACAGTAAATGAAATACTAGTAGAAACTACTGATCCACAAATAAAGGAAGAAAATATACCAAAATTTGAAGAGGAAGTGATTGAGGAATCACTTTTAAATCCACCAGCAAATACTAAAACTAGTGATCCCCTAACTCCACTAGACCAAAAGTTCGCAACACTTGATGACTTACAAAATCATTATAAACTTTTTCTCAATCGTATTCAGCAGCAACTTTCTACATTAGGTGGAGGTGGTGAAACTCGTTTAGAGTTTCTTGATGATGTTGATAGAAATACTGCAAAGACCGATAATTATTTTCTCAAATATAATGCGTCTCTGAAAAAGTGGGTAGGGGACGCTGCTGATGGTGTTGGTATTACAAGTATTGTATCCATCACAGGAGTTACTACATACTATCAGGCAACAGATACTGATGATTATATTGGAGTAAATGCAAGTGTTCCTGTAACAATAGTTCTTCCAACATCTCCAAGTATAGGTAAAAAAATCATCGTCAAAGACGAGGGAAATAATATATCTACATATAGTATTACAGTTCAAGCAGGTATTGGTAAAAGTGTTGAGAATGATACTTCGGTGATTATGAATATCAATCACCAATCCCTAACTTATTTTTATAATAATTCTAACTGGTTTTTAATCTAATATGTCATATAATCCTCTTCCCCAGCCCGCAGACGTAATTGTTATTAGTGCTGGTTCATCAGTAACAGAAGTTAATAGATTTCCAGTAGGTATTGGTTCTACTGGATTTGTATCTTTGAAGCAAGGTGCTGCCCCAATCAGTTTTTCTAATCCACTTCCAGTTTCATTAGGTTCTTCTAATATTACAATCACTGGTGATGTAAATGTAGGAACAACTGTATCAGTCACAAGCACTCCCGAAAATCCTGTCCATACTCATATTACAGAAGTTGGTTCAAGTGGTATTTTACAGGATATGGGTGTTCCTTATATGCCTGTTGGTGTTGGAACAGTAAATCTAAATCTTTCATATCTTCCAGTAGGTATATCAACTTTTAATAATACTATAATTATTGAAGAACCTGCAGGAAGTTTATATGCCTTTAACAATCACGCAACAAATACAAATCGTGGTTGGACTATGGATGATACAATG